CCCCGTTCGGTTGCGCTTTGCTGCTAGTGCCAACATAGGAGTTATTCGTATGGCACAAGCAAGTAAGCATGTCCGCGCACGCCGGGCAGACGAACGGGACGTGGAAGTAGGCCGCCGGGTGCGAACCCGACGCCTTGAACAATGCATGTCGCAAACCGAACTGGCGGACCTTTGCGGCGTGACCTTCCAACAAATCCAGAAATACGAAAAGGGCGTAAACAGGATCGGCGCGGGACGTTTGCAGCGTATCGCCGAAGCCTTGCACGTCGGAATTGCGTATTTCTACGACGAACCCAAGGCCCGCACCGAAGGCGGTTCGCAAGTCGCGAACACGTCGCTATTCTCGCAAGTTCAAAGCCGTGACGCCGTAAAGTTGCTCGGATACTTCGCCGGGATCAAATCCCGTTCGGCCCGCGCAACTATCGTCGAAATGGCTAAAGAATTGGCGGGGGCGTAAATGAACACGTCGTACAATTTTCGGAATAAAGACCCGATTATAGACGTGTTGCGTACATTGCTGCAAACAATGGCGCAAATCGAGGGAATATCGTTCAACGCGTGCTTGAAGCGTATTCAACGTGACACGAACGACAACTTGAAGGCCACGACGCTGTACGGATGGTTCAAGGGCGGGACGCGCTATCCTCAATATCGTTTCGTCGCGCGTCTTACGCTCTACTTGAACCAATACGCCCGGCGGCCTATTCGTGTGGGCGACCGTCAAGCGTATCCGGCGTTGCGAACCGTGAAACGCGCCGCATGATGTACGCGGCGACCCTCTACGCCGCGCTAATTAGTGAACCCGTCCGCTACCGGCGCGGGCGGGTTCGCTACCCTCAGGCTGTCCAACGCAAGGCCGAAACGCCGAAGCCGCCAGCCGAACCCGAAATCAAAATCATAACGCCAATCGTCAACCCGAATACGTTCAACGAACGGTTTGAAGCTTTACCACGTATCAAAGGGGATCGTCTAAATGCCAATCGACCGAAAAGCAATTGAGGCCGTCGCCAAGGCGCATAAGATCATCCGCCTTCGTAAAATCGAGGGTATGGACGAACTAGCCGTACGCGTTAGCGCGAACCCGAACTCCGGGGAAATGCTACACGCCGCGACATGGGCCGCCGCGTTCGAACTCGCCAGTAGCGGGGACGACGCATGGACGATAGCCGACAAGCTGGAACGCATGTACAAGCAACGTAACGTACCCGGCGTACAGTTATGACGTTCCTAGTATGGGCTATCGTAATCGGCGGCGTCGTACAGCCGCTAGACGACGGCGACGGGCTAAGCGAATTTGCGTCGTACCGCGCATGTGTGCTATATGCGATACGGCGAACCGTTGAAATCCGCGAACTAGTACGCGACGCCGGTTTCAACGGACCCGTAGAGTGGCGTTGCGTACGTTAAGGGCTGACCATGCTAATCCATCAATATCTTGCGTTTTGGCGACCCGATATCTTCGAACAACTCAAGGCGGGAGGTTCGCCAATTGTCGCGCTATGCGATTTCGTCGGGAACGGCGAAAGCGTTACGACGGATACCCGGAACGTAACTTGTCCGGTTTGCCGTGACAATTTCTTAAACGCCATGCCTACCGGCGACGGTAGCAAACGGACTTGGGCCGAATATCTCGCCAGCCCTCAGGCCGCGCCACGGGTCACGCTGGCGCAACGGGCGGCCGAAGCCGACGCCAAGGAAGCGCAATGGTCAACCGCGCCCAAGCCCCCGGCCGCGCCCGCGCCATGGGCCGCGCCGGACGACGGATGGTCTACGAAACCCCCGGCCGACATTGTGGGCGGCTGGACTTCCAGCGGGGGCGGATGGTCTACCAAGCGTTAACGCGATCTTAACCGTATACGTAACGTACCAAATCGTAGCTTGACACCGCAACTCGGCTGACGTACATTAGACGGGTTGAAAGGGAGTTACGACAATGGCCGACCGGGTACACTTCGTAGAACCTAACGCCGCGAACGACCTTCGCCGCATCCTGTCGAACGCTACGCGCGTCGAAAACGACTACTTCGGTATTCGCTATCGCACGCAATACGGCGAGGAACGGGAAATTTTGTGGCTGACGAAGGCTGACGCCGTGTTCCGTTGTGCGCAACTCCGCAAACGTGGCTACACTGTCGTAGCCGGGCCAATGGACTAAGGACAACGAACATGAACGACGAACCCCGACAACCGACCGTTCCCGGTTCCTCAGTGGAATGCCCCGTATGCAAATGGGGCTTCGCGAACGCCGACGTATTGAAAGCACATATGGACGCGTCGCATTCATCCGTCCCGGCCGATCCGGCCCCGGCCGCCCCGGCGGTACCTGTCCCGGCCAAGCGGCCGAAGCGTGTTCGGCCGCCCTCACGTCCGCAGCAATGGGCGGCGGCGTGCGCCGACATACGGACGGCCCTTGACCTGATTTCGGAAGGCTTGTCGAAGCTTGAGGACGCTGGCAACGCCTTGAACGAAGTTCGGGAAAGTTACGTCGAATGGAAAGATAACTTGCCGGACAATTTGCAGCAATCGGCGACGGCGGAAAAGCTTGAAGCAATCGAAAGCTTGGACGTTGAAAGCATTCATAGTGACCTGCAATCGGCGTACGACGAAGCCGAAGGCAAATTGGACGAAGCGGAAAACATGGAACTACCTATGGGGTTCGGGCGCGACTAGCGCCCGTTCCCTTCCCTCTAACCGGAGTAACGACTATGCGTAGCTTGATCGTAATTGGGGCGTTACTGGCGGCGACAGCCGCCGACGCCCAAGGCTATCGGACGGTTATTCAGCGTACCGGAAGCGGCGTAACCGTTTCGACGTACAGAACCGAACCCGTCCCTAGCGTTATCATCGTGCCGAAGCTGTCGGACGCTGAGGAACGCGAAAAGGCGGAACGTATCGCCGTATGGGAAAGGCGTTGCCAGCCGATCCCGGGGCCGCCGGATCGTCACGGCGTCCGCCGCATGACCTACGCCGCGCCGGGTTGCGATACGGGGAACTGACAAGCGCCGATGAAACGCTATACACACTTCCGGGGGCAACGTCGTGAAAGGCGAGTGAACCCCGACGCCGTAGACCCTTCGAAGATTATAACCCCGGAAAGTCTAGCGGCGTCGGGGACAGAACACGGCAACCAAGCCGCCGTATTCCAGTGGATTGCCACGACGGGGCAATACACGTACCCCGATCTAAATTTAGCGTTTGCTATTCCGTCCGGCGGCCTGAGGCATCCGGCAACGGCGGCGAAACTGAAAGCCGAAGGCGTCAAACCCGGCGTATCGGACGTGTTCCTGCCGGTACCCCGTCTAGGCTTCCATGGCATGTGGGCGGAACTTAAGTTGCCGGAATACCGCAACCGAAAGAACGGCGGCCGTAGCGACGATCAAATCAAGTTTCAGGAAGCCATGCGCCGGAACGGCTACCACGTCGTAACTTGCTACGGATGGTTTGAATTAGCGTCGGCGCTTTGTTCGTACTTAGGATGGCAGCAACGCGGATCGTTGGAAGTAACGAACAAGTAACTTTAACGGGCTGACCGGGGTGTTAACGGAATTTTAACCGTAACCCCAACGTCGGAAAGTTAGGCTTTGACAGGGTTCGGCGGTTGCGCTACAAACGCGCATTCCCGGCTAGGAACCGGGTCAACCAAGGGAGTTTAGTTCAATGACTACGCTTATGAAGGCTTCTAATCAGTGGGCGACCCGTCCCGACGACGAACGGTTTACTTCTCTGTTCGACATGCGCAACCATTTCCACAACGTTCGGGACAAGTCGGCCGAACGCGTCGTCAACGTCCGCAAGATTGAAGCCCGGCCCGATCCGGCCGACCCGCATAAGGGCTTTGAGATTGTCGGCCCGGCTGGCAACGGCTACGCCCCCACACATTGGGCGTTCGGTCAGCTTGCCCAACTGGCGGAAGCCCCCGGCGGCTACCTTCGTACGATCCCGGCCCCGCTGGCGGCGGATTGCATCAATTACGGCCTTAAGTTCAAGCGCAACATTGAAGACGTTGGGCTGTTGCTGTACAAAAACGGTTCGTCAATGCTTCGCGCGGCTACGGGTCCGAAGTACGGCCGTATCTGGAACGCCGACATTCTGGACACGCTTACGCGCCGTATCGGCGACGGCGTGACGGGCGAATGGAAAGTCCCGGGCGAGTTCGGAAAGGCCGTTACCGTCACTAAGGACAATACTACGCTGTACGCGTCCGACCGTGATATGTTCGTTTTCCTCTGCGATGAGGAAAACCGGATTGAAGTTCCGAACCGTCGTAACGGCAAATCCGGTTCAATGGCTCGCGGGTTCTTTCTGTGGAATTCGGAGGTTGGCGATAAGACGTTCGGCTTGGGAACTTTCCTGTTCGACTACGTTTGTTGCAACCGAATTGTCTGGGGAGCCTCCGACTATACCGAAATCAAAATCCGTCATACGGTTTCGGCCCCGGATCGTTGGATTGATGAAGTTACGCCCGCGCTACTCGCGTATGCGAATTCGTCGTCCAAGTCGGTTACGGACGGTATCGCGGCGGCGCAAGCCGCGATGATTGCGCCCGACAAGTTGGACGCCTTCCTTGCCTCACGGTTCGGCAAGCGCCTTGTTGACCCTATCAAGATGGTTCACACGGTAGAGGAAGGCCGCCCGATTGAAACCGCTTGGGACGTGACTACGGCCGTTACCGCCTACGCTCGCGGTATCGCGCAAACTGACAAGCGGCTGGAACTGGAACGCGCCGCCGGGGATATTATGAAGCTTGCGGCGTAACTACGGTTGACTACGGGCCGCCGGGCGGGCAACCTCCCGGCGGTTTCGTTTGGGGCTGACAATGGCGTACAGGATCAAGCGGTATAAGAGTGGAATGGTTGCCTTGCGTAAGGTTCGCCGCCGGTATCGAAGTCCGCCGCTCCCGGTAAAGCTAGCTCCGCACCGGCCGGAACTAAGGCCGATCCTAGACGCTATATGGAACGATACCAAGGTACGCCATCCGGGTCATATCACGCTTTGGACAGTTGCGACCGGATACGTTGAAACAATGGGGCTATGTCATGACAAGGGACGAAAAGCAAAAACGACCTGCCGTAGCACGGAACAGCTTTTACGCCGCATACGTCCATCCGACTATTGAGGATCAACGGATTACAATTGATTGGGAATGCGGCTGTATATGGTCCTACCGGCGAGTACCCAAAGTGGAACGCGTCGTACTTTTGTTAGGGTGCGATCACTATAAACAGGAAGGATGGAACGGCAAGGTATTGCGTTCCATATGCGAAGCTACGTACGGCAACACCGTAGCTAACGGCGAATTCATCCGCTGGCAGTAGGTCAATAGCAATCTATTAAGGTTAACGCGCCGTGAAACTTTTGTTAACTTTTTCGTAACGTGTCCCGGCGTAGCGTCGGCGCATGGAACCCATATACACCGATACGGCGACCCGGCGAGTAAGCATCGCTGACCCATACAGCGACATTGCCGTAGAGGTTGCAATTTTACACCGCGAATTGCTCGCCCGCATACAGGCCAAACATTCCGCCGAACAGTTGGGGGAGGCATTTAGGGGGCTTGACACTGATTGGCGTAATTCGTAACCTACGAATACGGGCCGATCCCCGGACCCGATAGGAGTTACGAACATGGCGAAGAAAGGTAGCGGTAAAGGCAACAAGGGGGCCGCATCGGCCGCCGCACCGGCCCGCGATTTGCTGGCGGAAGCCGTCAAGGCCCGTACCGACAATGTGCCGCTTATGGCGACTGAGGCCGAAATGGCGCATTTGGTCAACGATCCGCGCGGCCCGCTTGTCGAATACAATGCGAACATGCGACAGGGCGACAAGATTGCTTATCGCGCGACCGAACTCGGAATGAACGTTCACGCGAACCCGGGCGGCGGCGCACCGGCCCCGCAAGCCGTGTGGGGTGCTCCCGCCCCGGCGGCGACCGTTCCTGTTCCTCAGGCGTCCGCCCCTCAGGCGTCCGCCCCGGCCGGTACCAAGTCGTACAACTTCGCATCGGACATTCCGCCCCCGGCCCCGCGTCGTGGCGGCCGTGGTTCGACCGTCTACGGCTTCGAAGTTATGAACGTCGGCCAATCGTTTTTCCTCCCGGCGACCGGCGACAACCCGAACCCGGCAAAGCGGATTGCGTCTACCGTATCGTCGGCGTCGAACCGGCTGGAACCGAAAAAGTTCATCGTCCGTAGCGTGACGGTTGACGAAAATATGGCAAAGGCTTGGAACGTCCCGGCCGGTACGAAGGGCGCGGGTATCTGGCGCACCGAATAGGGGCGTTATCCCCAAGCCGATTGCCGATCTACTTAAGTTGTGTTAACCCTGTCGCGGGCAACTGCGACAGGGTTTTTATATGAAACTCGCATGGGGCGGCAAGGTATCAAACGAATTCGCACGGAAGGCTATCCGCATAGCCAATGAATTCGGGTTCCCTCCTAACGACTTTATGTCGTGTATGGCGTTCGAAAGCGCCGAAACATTCAGCCCGTCAATTCGTAACCCCAAATCGTCGGCTACTGGACTTATCCAGTTCATGCGCGACACGGCGAAGCAATTGGGGACAACCGTAGAAGCTTTGGCCCGTATGACGGCCGTCGAACAACTTGATTACGTCCGCAAGTACTTTTTGCCGTACAAGGGCAAACTGAAAACGATAGATGACCTGTATATGGCTATCCTTTGGCCGAAGGCCGTAGGAAAGCCGTCGTCGTATGTTCTGTTCGACCGGGACAGCGACAAGACGACTAAGGCGTATTTTGCAAACAAGGGGTTGGACGTGAACCAAAACGGCCAAATCACGAAGGGCGAGGCCGCCGCACAACCGCGCCTAAAGCTGTCGCGCGGCCTCAAGGGCGCATTCGTACGGGAAATCGAAATTGACGAACCTACGACCTTCCCTAGCGAGCCTGAGGACGCTGCAAACGACGACGCACCCTTGCCGATCCCGGCCCCGCGCCCGCGCCCGGACGGGCGTTCGTCTGTTACGGCGGACCTACAACGCGACCTGAAAGCAATGAACTACTATACCGCGCGAATTGACGGGACGTACGGCGGCAGGCTTGCCGGTGCTATCGCCGGGTTCCTGAATGATTGGGACGAACGCGACTACGATCTAACCGCCCCCAAGTCCGCCGACGAATACGAAGCAATGCGCGACGACTTGGTACGCGAAGTCGGTTACGCAATGGACGAAGGTTTCAAGCGTCCCGTTACGAAGGAACGCGCCGAAGCTGACCCGGAAATAGTCGAGGAAGTCGCCCCGGATACGATCCCGCAAAAACGGGGCGTAGTCGCTACAGCGTGGGGCGCTATCCTCGCATTCCTCGCCGGGCTATGGGACACGTTTTCCGGGTACTTGTATTCGGCTTGGACGTGGTTTACTGGCAATCGCGACGCCATACCCGACGAAGCCGTAGGTACCGGCGTGTCGTTCCTACACAAAATACCGCCGGGCGTTTGGCTGTTCGTCGTATGCGGTATCCTTGCATTCGTATCCTTCGGATTGATTGCGGCAGTACGTCGAACCGTTGACGACGTACGAACCGGAAGGCGCTAGCCATGATATGGGCCGCCGCAAAGGTCATGCTTTCGGGCGTACTTGGCCCCGCATGGCTGGCGAAGCTTATCGGGATCGGGGCGGCAGTTGTCGCCGTAATCGGGGCGTACCTTGTGTGGCACCATAAGGTATATACAGAGGGATGGAACGACCATGCGGCAGCAATCGCGGCAGAAAATACGGCGGCCGTTCAAGCTAACACACGTTTGCTTGATATTGCTCGCGGCTGTAAGCTTAGGGGCTTGCGCTTCGACCAAACTACCCGCCAGTGTGGTAGGAGTTTGTAGTATAATTCCGAAGGCTGAATACGAAGTATTGGGCCAAACCGCTTACGATCAAGACTACGTTGACGCTTCGGTTATTGCCGGGGCGACGTGCGGTCACGAACCGCCGAAACCTCGCCCGGCCGAATGGGATAAGAAACCGACAAAGCCGCCGGTTACGGCGAAGCCGACAGCCAAGCGTAAGCCGGGATTTGTTGCGCGCGTGAAAGCCAAATTGACGCACCGTACGATTGACGAACCGTCAGCCCCTATCGTAGTTCCGGCTTCGCTCCCGCAAGTTGGGCAACCGCTACCCGTGCCCGAACCTGTCGTAGAGCCTGTCCCGGCGCAACCTAAGCCGCGTTCGCCGGTTGAACGGCTACTAGACCCGGACGGGCGTCGTAGCTAAATCGGAGTTGAACGACATGTTAATTGGAACCGCTTCGGCGGGAAAATATTGCTGTAATCGCGCGACAGAGTGGATTTTAGCAGCATGTATGTTAAATTGGGGGTTGACTACGGTTGCAACGCCGGAAACGATATCTAAAGGCGCGTTTAAGTATCTGTCGGTTCCGGGGCCTCAGGGGTTAGGCATTCCATGGCAATTGTTCGCCGCTGTAATGCTAACATGCGCCTTCGCTTGGTTTGTTGCGCTGCTGTTCAACGGAAACGGTTTGCCTTGGACGGCGCGAACGCGGGCTATTTGTTCTATCGTGTGTGCGGTGACGTTAGCGTATATGGCGCTATGCTTATGGCGGCTTTCGCCGGATACGCTGACGTATTCGCTTGGGATCGGCAGTCATGCCATATGGGGGGCGGGGGCGCTATACTCTTGCCTCAGGGCGGGGTTAGATGCATTGGGCGAAACTGACGACGCTAAGCCTGTCGTTACTGTTGCTGTTTACGACAATAGCGACGACGGAACCGGCGTACCCGCCGATACCGTTAGAAGGTTTGGACAATTACCCGACATTGAAATTACTAGCCGCACTGTTGACGGTGTTAATACCGGCGGCCGGGGCGCTACTGTACCTAAAAGCGTCGTACTTTAAGCCGAAGTCCGAAGCCGTACATATGGACGTTGGCGGCGGCGTTAAAATTGACGCGGCTAACGTTATGTTTTATCAAGGCCCATTAAAGGCCATTTACGATCTACTAACGGATATTCGCGGCCGACAGGGGCTAGCCCGGGGAGAAACCCGGGAGGATATCGCGCAACTATTGAGCCAAAGCCGCCAGCAAATCGACAGTAATGTGGGCAACGCGATACGGGATTTAGAAACTCGCGCCGAAAATCGGTTCCGCGACGTGCGCGATAATGTCAACAGCGTTCACGAACGGATTGACGAAGTTAACGCTAATCTGATACGTGTTGCGACGTTGTTAGAGCGCCGCGAATGAACGCACCATGGGCACCGTTTCAGGCCCCGGCCGTAGCGCCGGACCCTGAGGCCGAAAAGGAACAAAAGGACCGCTTTGCGGAAGCGTTGTTACGCACGCCTACCGATCCTTTCCGCGCGGCCTTGACGGTGTTCGGCAACGATACCGCTACGGCGCTTCGCATATCGAACCTATGGCCGTACGACCTTTACGTGTTGCAACGTCAAGCCGAATTGCTGGAACAGTTCGGCCCGGACGAATACTTGCCCACAAAACAGCAAGTCGCCCGGCGTATATACGAAGTCGGCGAGAATGCGGCCGACAATAAGGACAAGCTTGCGGCGTTCAAGCTGTACGCTGAATTGCGCGGGTTTGTGCCGAAGGGCGAAGGCGTAACCAATAACCTAACCGTCAACAATAACCGCGTAATGATTATGAAGGATTTCGGTACTGACGAACAATGGGAAAGCGCCGCCGTAGGTCAGCAAACAAAGCTTATTGAACATAGCCGGGACTAGGGCTATGGCGGCTACCGCATTCCATACGGGGCGCAAACGCGAACAGTTCGAAGCCGTATGGACACCGATACCCGGGAGTTCACAGGAATTAGCGATTAACTCCCGCGCGCATATCACCATGTACACGGGCGCGCGTGGCCCGGGCAAAACCGATACACAGCTAATGCGGTTCCGGCGCAATGTGGGCGTCGGCTATAAGTCGTTTTGGCGCGGCGTCATATTCGACCGGGAATATAAGAACCTTGACGACCTTGTGAACAAGTCGCGACGATGGTTCAACCAATTCGGCGACGGGGCGCGGTTTCTGAGTTCGGCGCAAGATTACAAATGGGTATGGCCGACCGGCGAAGAATTGCTATTCCGTGCTATCAAAAAGCTAGATGACTACTGGAATTATCACGGCCAAGAGTTTCCATTTATCGGTTGGAACGAACTATGTAAGTATCCGACGTTAGAATTGTTTGACCGCATGATGACCTGTAATCGTTCGTCATATCGTCCTGAGGATTACCCGCAACGCAACGCTAAAGGCGTTTATTACCTCCCGCCGATCCCGTTGGAAGTGTTCGCCACGACGAACCCCTACGGCGCGGGCCATGCGGCCGTTAAGCGCCGGTTCATTGACCCGGCCCCGTACGGCCATTTGGTCAAAAAGACTATTGACGTATTCAACCCGCGAACGCAGCAACGCGAACCCGTCACGAAAACCCAAGTATCTATATTCGGATCGTACAAGGAAAACATATACCTTTCGCCGGAGTATATCGCCGAACTTGAAAGTATCAGCGACGAAAACATTAGGGCCGCGTGGCTTTGGGGCGATTGGGATATAGTCGCGGGCGGCGCGTTGTCCGACGTGTGGCGAAAGAATATCCATGTAATCCCGTTCCCGTCTACTAGCGAAATTTTAGCCCGTAATTCAACGTTGATACCGCCGGGCTGGAAACTGGATAGGGCGTTCGATTGGGGATCGTCGCAACCGTTCGCCGTCCTATGGTTTGCCGAAAGCAACGGCGAGGAAATGTACTTGCCGGGCGGCCGTGTATTCTGTCCGCCAGCCGGAAGCCTTGTCGTATTCGCCGAATGGTATGGCTCAAAAGAGGTAGGGACGAACGTCGGCCTTAAGCTGTCCGCGTCCGCGATTGCCAAGGGGATCAAAGAACGCGAACAGGAAATGTTAGAGTTAGGCGTAATCGCTTCGCTACCGTGGCCCGGCCCCGCCGATAACTCAATACGCGACGTACGCGAAGCGGATATTGATACTATCGAAAAGAAAATGGCCGACGAAAACGTACATTGGGAAAGTTCGGATAAGTCCCCGGGTTCGCGGAAAATCGGATTGCAATTAACTAGAGAACGCCTAGAATGCGCGATGAAGGGCGAGGGGCCAGCACTCTACTTTATGTCGAATTGCGTAGCTGCAATAGCTACCTTGCCGTCGCTTCCGCGTGACGAAGATAACATTGACGACGTAGACACGGATAGCGAGGATCATTTGTACGATATTGTGCGGTATCGCGTGCTTAAAGGGTCAAACAGGGCTGCGAAGTCTATCAAGATTAAGTTTCCAACTTAGAGGCCGAACCTATGCCCGCATCAACCGTACATGACGCACTACGGAAAACCCTTCCGTACTACGAAATCATTTCGGATTGCGTCGCTGGCGAAGCGCAAGTTAAATTCCGGGCTGATAAGTACCTACCGCGCCCTAATGCCGCCGACGTGTCGAACGAAAACCGGGCGAGGTACACGGCGTACCTTACCCGCGCCGTGTTCTACAACGTCGCGAAGCGAACCCTTGGCGGACTTGTGGGGCAAGTCTTTTCACGCGAACCCATTATCG